GTATACTTTGAGCTTAATTCATGTCTGGCATTTACTGTCGTATCTATACTACTTATATCTACGGATTTGTACTGTTTAGTCTCTCTACGATATACTGTGGTTTCTTCTAAGGGTTGAAACTTGGGTGTGTATCGCTTTGCCTTTGGTAAGGGCTTTCTCTTTCTACCTGAGCTAGTGTGTCGTAAACTACCGAATGTAAGTGCCATATGCTTTATCTCCTTTCAATTATCCGTATATTATACGCATAAAAAGGTAAGATGTCAAGAACTATTTTTAAAGATCATTAATTTCTTCGCCTGTTTTATGCGAAGAATCTTCTTTCTCTTTGGGAGTAAGGGCAGTCTCGGGACCAATTTTAAGGCTATCCCAGTCTACTGTGGATGAGAATGATTTCATGGAGGCTGATCGCATCTTTACACAATTCAAGGTGATACACGCATCTTCGTGATCCCAAGTTTCAAGTGTATACGCGGCATCTGCCGCATCAAGAATACCTTTAGCGAAACGAGCTTCTCCAGTTGCATCTGTTTGATAGGGTGTGAATACTGTGCAGTCATATTCTTGTGCCATAGACTTCAATGCTTTACTTACTTCGATCTGTTCTGTCCAGTCATACTGACCTCCTCGTGAGGGAAGACTCGACCGTTTTACTTGGTTAATATAGTCTACAATGATAACTCCAACATCCAGTGCCTTGACTTTTTTATCAAGTTCAGCTCGAATCTTGGAGAGTGTGAGAGAAGGATCATATACAACATCAAGCTGTCGATTCGGGAGAAGATCTCCAGCCTGCAACTTGTCATGAAACTTATCAAAATCACGATGACTTTTATACTCTTTCAAACGGTCTTGTCCCGCAACAAAACGATCAGCCCACCAACCTGCAACCTTCTCCCACTCAGTAATACTAAGATTCTTAGTACGAAGACGGGCAAAGGGAACTTCTGTGGCTATGGAACAGCATCGTTGAAGGATAGACCGACTATCCATTTCTATAGTGAAATAGATAGCCGACTTACCACTTTTGTAAACATTATTGGCAATGTTTGCACAAATAACTGACTTACCTGCTCCTCGCTTACCACCAACCATTACTAGATCTCTGGGAGAGAACTGTATCTCGTGGTCGTATTCCTCGTTGAGGCCGAGAGGCACGTATTTAGCTAAATCTTCTTCTGGTTCGAACAGGCGAATACGTTGCATACTNTCCTGTGGATCTTCCAAATCAACTCTCTGCTCAATGTCGAGTACGATTTGGTGAAGATGGTTTACTGATTCTTGAGCATCCTCGAATGCTACAGAGTGTTCTACATAATCTTCAAGCGAGTCCAGAATTTCTTTTTGAGTGTATTCGTTTTTCAAGTACTGAAGAAGCATATTAGGATCGGCATCGACCTCAACTGCTTCAATCGCAAAAAGTTTTTCACGAGTACTTGAATCACGAATCTCAAATTTTAGATCTTCAATCGTTGGCATTTTATGAAAATCGGAGGAGTGTTTATCAATAATCTTATACAGACTATGATACTCCGTTGGCAGATATTGCTTATGCGTAACACTCCAAGTCTGAAAGTCTCCGAGCGTAAGCACTTGCTTTATCAAAGCACTTGCGATATTCAATGAAATTCTCCCGATTTCAAATCCAAAAAAAGTGAGCAGACCCCGAAGAGCCTGCTCTTATAAGCTAGAAATAATTAAGCAGAAGCTTTTTCTTTCTTAGCAGCTCCATCATAGTCAGCCGCTGAGAGCCCTCTACGAGTAAGCATAGTTTTGACACCTCGAGCAGTTTTACCAATCGCTTCAGCGATATCGTCAACGCCCATGCTACCAATGTCATTCAACTCAGCCAAAGGATCTTCCTTAGAAGCGCCTTTAGTAGTCTCTTGACGAGGAATAGCATCAATGTCACCTGAACGGAGCAAGCTAAGAGCTTTACCACGTACAGAGTTTACAGAACGGTCTAATGCATTAGCAATAGCTTCAACGAAAGCTCCCTCTTGTACCATAGATACAAAAGTCTCTTCTTCAGATGGAGAGTACGTGCGTACAGCTTCAACTTTAGGAGCAGGCTTAACGTGGCCAGTAAGTTCCATAGAAAGGATCTTGCCTTGAATTGACTTAGCAGAGAAAGCGCCGTCTTCAAAATGAGAAGCGATTTCAGCATAAGTGTAAGTTCCGCTATTGTCAGAGACAAAAGCAGCAAGAGTTGCTTCTTGTGCGTCAGTAAACGCTCGGCTAGAAGCCGCAGAAGCTAGCTCTACATCGTGTCCCATCTTTCGCAATTTGCTTGAGATAGATCGAGTAGAGGTTTCCAAGTTAGCTGCTGCTTCTGCAACAGTTGCTTGGGATACGGGGCTTTCGCCACCGACAAAATCAGTAAGAGCGGTTGTTCGCTCGTCAGTCCACTTAGGTAGTGCCATGATATTTATTCTCCAATAAATTCTAAAAGGTTAGTTATGATTTGAACGCCAGACTCTCTGGCTTTCTTAGTTTTAGCAGATTCTACTCCGCTTTCGTTCACCAGAATCGTGACATCTTTTGTCAAACTAGGTTTGACAACATAACCAAGCTCTTGAAGTTTCTTCTGAGCCTCGGCTTTAGTTTTGTAACTGGTAAGTTTACCACTAATACAAACACTTTGGCCGTGGGTTATGGTTTGTGTTTTATCAAACTTGAAACTAAAAGGTAACAAGGATACTTGATAAAATTCTTCGTTTAACCACTTCAATAAATTAGCTGTAGCTTTCTCACCGAGTCCTGCATTACGGCAAGTATCGTAGTCTATTTCTTCGATGTCTTCGCAGACTTTAGAAAGTTTTTCCGATGCAGTCTTACCAATGAGAGGTATGCTAAATGCAGATAAAAGTATGTTCAGTGGTGCATTTTTTGAGCGTTCCAACTCATCTACTAACTTCACTGCGAGTCTNTCAGATCCGATGCGGTTAGCGATATCTTCAAAAGAGATGGAATAAAGTTCCTCTAGGGAGACAATTTCCAACTTAGAAAGAGTTGCTGGACCGAGACCTTTGATCTTGAGAGTCTTAGCAAAGTGTTCGATGAGTTTAAGAACTTTTTCTCCGCAATGCGGATTTTTACAATACAGAAGGTAATTGACTTCATCTAACACCGAACTGCAGCTAGGGCAGTTTGTTGGGGCTTCGATTTTGGTCATGTTATTTCCTCTGAAATTGAATAAGTATTATACGCAGATTTAAGGTTTCTGTCAAGAATTATTTTTCGACACGTCTAACAATCCTGGGAATGATTTCCCCCGATCTTATGACTTCTACCCCACAGCCTATCTCTAGGTCGAGGTCTCTTATATACTCAATATTGTGCAGAGTGGCTCTTGATACAGTCGCGCCACCAATCTCAATAGGATCTAGGATCGCTACTGGACTGACAACACCGCTTTTACCAAGTTGCCACACTACATCAATAAGTGTTGTTGCCACTCCCTGTGCCTGTTCTTTAAGAGCAAAAGCACCACGAGGGTGTTTAGAAGTGTGTCCGAGGCGCAAATACTTTAAATTATCCTCAAGCCGATAGACAAGTCCATCAGTAGGATAACCACTCGTATCAAATCGGTCTACAACATTGAAGCCGTGCCGTTCTAGTCTGCGCAAAGCACCACTATACTGCTCGGAAAGTTCAGGTGTAGCGTCATAAGCAACGAACACTAAAGGGCGAGTCTGGAACTCTAGGAGTCCTTCTTCACCTTTTAAACCGAGTGACCCCGCAGCGAAATTGCGAGAGTTCGGAATACTACTAGGGGCAACAACTTCCCCCGTTATTTGGATAAGACGACTATCTCTAATCTCCGAAGGGACTAAGGTACTCATCTTATCAGTTATATCTCTACCTTGTATACCGTCACCACGAGTTAAAGCTAACTGTAGGCTTCCGTTTATATATAGTAAAGATACTGCTGCTCCATCTAGTTTAGGACTACATACGCAAGAATTAATATCAAGAGGAGCCTTGTCCAGATCAAAACACTTCTGCAATGAGTACATTTGATAAGTATGCGAAACCGCATCCGTAACAGTGTATCCCACTTTATTGTAGTTATGCTTGTCTGCTAGAAGGTCAAACTCTTCATCAGAGATGATAGGATAACCCTCGTAGTACATAGTACTCGCTCTATCTAAAAATTTCTGCATATACTTCTCCTAAATAAGAACAGATATTATACGCAATTTAAGGAAGATTGTCAAGAACTATTTGTACAGATCCTTAATTAAATCTGAAAAGTGTTCTTCTACCATTTCTTTTGATTCTGCTAGTGATAGTATCTCTACTAATCCCATGAAGAGTTCTCTGGAGTTGGTAAGGTCAAGCGGCATTGCTACACCCTCAGGGGTAGGTTTCCACTCTTCTTCGAAGTCCATATAATACTTGCGGAGATGCAAATACTCAACACCCCGAAAGGTATTGATAGTAAGTCTTACCTGTATCTCTTTAACTTTATCATAGTGAATTACACGAGAGTATGCTTCTGGGGCTTGATGTAGTTCCATTACCTGCCCTCATTCTTTAAGATTGAAGACAATGGCACTACACTAGACACATTTGCAGGTCTAAGTAATCTGTATGAGTCTGTATCCCAACAAAAGAAGAGCAGGGTGTCATCCGTTTCCTTTGCCCTGTTCTTCTTCTTTTGAATGTAGGGTGTAGAGAAATCCAAAGTACAGACATTATACTTTAGTTTTTTGGAGTGTTCGCTACGGTAAGTGATAACGGCATCTCCATACGTGTGCACTAATTGTGCCAGTTCTTGCTTTTTCACTATAGCTCCTTGGTTAGTATTTCAGCAATCATTATTGTGATGCTACTAATACAAGGTGATTTCTATAGATACAAAAAGACCCCGCTAGACGAATCTAGCAGGGTAGTTACTTACGCTTCGTTTATTGCTGTAATAATAGAAGTAAAGTATTGTGAGGCTTTACCAGTCAACTTGGCAATAATTTCCTCGTCAACAGGTTGTCCAGCATCACCTAAAGCTGCTGCAAGGGCTTCTGCCGCTGCTGCTTTAGAAACACGAGTACTGCCTCCTCCTGTGGTTGACCCTGAGCTTTTGGCCGCAGGGGTTTTCTTAACATAAACGCCAGCTTTGGTTAAGATCATGCGAACACCATTAGGTGATTCGTCTAATTCTTCTGCAATATCCTTAACAATCTCCATGCTGGTCTCTGGAGTTGGTTCTGCTTCTTCGTACATTGATACTGCTTGTGCTTTTTTGTCGTCATCCCAAGCCACTTTTCGTTTCCTCTTTTTATTTGGGTTTTTGTTTCCTGGGCAGTCGCCCAGAGCCTGTAGTTGTTGGTTGTAAAATCGGTCGCCCATTTGCTTCCTCTCATATTTTGAAAAGATATTATGTCAAAATATAACCATCTTGTCAAGAAATATTTTTTATAACCTCTCCAAATTTACTCCATACTTTTGTAAATGTGTCAGCTTTCCTAATTCATATGCCGGAGCGTAAGCTGAGAAACCTCCCGACTGTACACTCGAAAAATAAGTATCTTCACTGTCTATCTTTTGTACTACGTAGATAGAGTAGCAAGGACATCCATACTTACTTTCATAGTCTACTTGTGCCATACCTTTCTTGCTTATGAGCCAGTCAATATCAAGTCTTTCTTTTACTATGACTGTACTGTGGTATGTAGATGACCATGCAACCTCTCCGAGTTTAAAATTTTCAGCTACACACTCGTCTGGAAAATAATGCGGAGTTAGTCTTTCTTCTTTGTTGCTCGGTCTTGAAGGCACTCCGACTTCTTCAAGAATGTTTCGCACAAAAGAGGGTGATCGAAACAACCTCTTTGATATGTCGCTAATAGTATCTCCGCCCAGAAAGCTTGAGCACGCTTCTGCAATCTCTGCATTCGAGGCTGGTCGTCCACGCAATCCTGCTTTTCTCTTTTTGGTATATGCTTTTTGCTCATTGTAATCATCAATAATTTTTTGTAGCCTTGTTGTATTATAGGCTATGTTTAGTATATCACAGGCTTCCTTCTTAGTTATTGCTTTTGTTGAAGGTGGGGCTGAAGAACTGGGGTTTAGAAGGGAAATTACTTTCTCTATGTTTTGATTCGATAAGTTCTCGTAATCCTTCTTCTTCACTGTCTTTCGCATACTCTAACTCCAGTAGTAATTCACAGTAGTGAATAATTTTTTTAATATCCTCTGCACCGTTCTTGTTACGATGCCGAGTTGCGTATTTAATAATGTTGCCTTCTATATATCCTAGCCTGTTGGCATGAATATACTCGAGCGGTTGTATAGGCAGATCATAGTGGGATCCACCTTCTTGTTTATCTAGTGCTTTGCTCATGTACGAAATCCTTTATCATCGGAAATATTGGATTGATTACATACGCACACTCGCGAGCAATATCCATATGCTCTTTTTGTGTACCTGGAGTACTTCGTACATCAATGTAATGAATCCATGATCTTAGTGTACCTGCCATATAAAGTCTAGTTTTCGTAAGACCTTCGGGAAGTACTGCTCTTGCTTGCTCCTTTGCAATACTGTTTTCAATTGCCCAGTTGTATACGGAGTTTGCTATATCAATAACTCTTTTCTGTTGCTGAATCCAATGTTGATTCAATAAAACATCGTCCGTTTCTACACTGTTCTGACGATTCTTCTCATCTTGCAGACGAGTTTCTCGTATTTCAAAAGGATAGCCCATTGCCGCAGGGTCGGCGTACCGCTGAGAGAACTCTTGAAATGCAAAGCTACGGTGTCTTACTATCTGGTGAGCAATGTCACGAGTAGTATTAATCTCTAAAGTAAGAGAAACCATTTCAAACGGGCTCCAGTGTTTGTGTTTGATTAGATACTTTACTAACTTCTCAGAGGTTTCTGTATTATGTTGATTACTTGGGTTAGAAACCCTAGCCATCATTGCTACTTCTTCGATTAAGTTATCGTGTGATGTTGCTATCATTTTTATTGTCATTTTGCTGTTATCCTTTTCTCATAGTCTGCATAGTCATCATTCCACCAGTCTGGTCTTTCTCGATGTGACCAACTCGCAAAGGTTGCTTTGTCTAAGTGATAGTAGTCTCTGTAAGACTGTATAGGTTTGTCGTAGTCTTTGAGTTCATCAGGCATTGCAAGCCCGAACTCGGTAAATCCAAGTCTTGGCATATTGCGTGGCTCAGGTAGTTTGTTTACTACTTCTACGATTGATTTGTGTTGCTTTCCGTAGCGATAGTGATACTCGTCATTGAGTGCATTACCATAGCAATGTGTCCACTCAAAGTTGTCTAGCGATGATCGTACCCAAATTGTACAAGGGTGGTTGTACATCATCGGCAGATAAGGTGTTAGGGGTCTTTCTTCGAGAGGAAGATGTTTGATGTCTTTCTTCAAGGCATTCAAGTGATCTCGCTCTTCTTTATTGAGAGCACGAGGTATAAATCCTAGGTGCTCGTCTACCCAGATAGCAGTACACATAAGCTGTGCAACTTCTAAGGGCATTTTTACAATATGTTTGTCTACATGATACTCGGCACATTTGTCGAGATCTTCATCGAGATAAAATAAATTCACTTTAGCATTCCTGCTTCTTTTTTTCTTACAGCTTCAAGAGGTGTCTCGAAGTAAGAACCTTTCTTTGCTAGTTCTAGTACTTGCTGTGAACCCCTCACCCACATATTCAAAGTATCTGTCTCATCTACTAAATGTGCATAGTTGTCTACTACAAACTGAGCTGCTAATACATTCTTGCCATGAGGCGATAATGATTCGACAGGGAAGTTTTTTAGACGTTGTGTATTTTCACTCATATTACGCTCCTTGAATTTGAATGAATATTATACTAAAGTTGGGGGTGATTGTCAAGAGATATTTTATGCACGCTTTTCTTTTAGGTCGCGTATGGCTGTCTTAATCGCATCTTCGGCTAGAACCGAGCAATGGATCTTTACAGGAGGAAGGGCTAACTCGGTGGCCAAGTCAGTATTTTTTATTTTATAGGCTTCATCTATGTGTTTGTCTTTTACCCACTCTGTCAAAAGTGAACTAGATGCTATAGCTGATCCACACCCGTAGGTCTTAAACTTTGCATCTGTAATTATGTCTGAGTCATTTACTTGTATTTGTAGGCGCATCACATCTCCACAAGCAGGTGCTCCAACCATACCAGTACCTACATTCTTTGCGTCTGCGTCAAGTACTCCTACGTTACGAGGATTTTCATAATGATCTATAACTTTGTGTGAGTATGCCATCTTATTCTCCTATGCCGACTTTTTCAGTTATGGTTGTAGTCCAATGTAACTTCTTATTTAAATTATCCATCTATAATACTTTTTACTTTCCATGGTGTAAAACACACTGTTCCTAAACTTATGTGATCTGCTCCAGCGTCAATATATCTATCAGCACTAGCTTTATCTTTTACTCCTCCACCGGCAATAACTTCAACATGAGGATGTGTGGTTTTCATGTATTCAATTATGTTAATAGTGTATGGCATAATGATCTTACCACTTAATCCACCTTTTCTTGTTGGTACTGTATTACTTGCGTGTACTTGATTATAACCTAAATCTACAATTTTGTCAAGTTGTTTGTTTGTTATTGTAGGTGGTACTTTTACAATGCACCATTTGCGTTCGTCTTTTGCAAAACTTTTTGTTAAGTCTGGATGTGCGTCTACATTAGGACAACTTATATTAAGTTCAACGCTCATATTCTTGGGTACTATTTCGTAAAGTATACGCCAGTCATTTGGTTCCAAACTTGAAATACTCATTATACTATGCGATGCAGTATTTTCTATACCTTTGAAAATGCCTGGGTTACGTAATCCTAATTTATTACGCCATGTCCATCCTTCTTTTGTATGTACATATCGTAATGTACGAAGTATTTGTTTAACTCTACCCGGACGTGGTTTAACTGTGAAAGTTCCTGTAACGCTGATTACTGGCTTATCACTTAAAAAGTTAATATACTGCAAGTAGTTTCCAAAGGGAGCACTGATAAAATATTTTGTCATCCCTTGTTCCTATGCAACGTAGAAACTCTCTCCACACCCGCACTTGCTTGTTTCGTTTGGATTTACAAATTCAAAACCTTCTTGAAATTGCTGTACTTTATACTGTAACTCTGAGCCGAATAAAAACATTGAACTCTTACTATCAATGTATACAGTTACAGGAAGGTCTAGAAGCACGTGGTCTCCTTCTTCTTGCTTGTATGCCCACTCCATTACATAAGAGTGTCCATTACAGCCTGCACTCTGTACTTTTATACGAATGCCTATTGAGCTTGCAGGCAGTATTAGTTCTGAAAAAACTTTCTTTGCTGATTTATGTATTTCTATCATCGTCATTTAAACTCACATATTCTGCGTTTATCATTTTAGGGTTCTTTTTCTCTTCTCGTTTACGGTCTAGGAAAACAACGGCTTTATTGAATCGTCTCTGAAACTTCGCTACTGGATTCTTCTTTTTCATTAGTAGTAACCTCTCTGTAATATACAATTACTTCGCCCAATTGGCTGATGTATCTTTTGATTTCTTGTGTATTATAAGCCATTAACTCATAATCTGCAACTGTCATTGCGACAAACACAAGATCTCCTCCGTGTTTCTTTTTGATATCTTCTTCAAACTTATCCATGTATGTACGTTCTTCTTTCGGAATTTTTCTATCCGAAACTACGTACCATTTAGGTTCTTTTAAGTTTAAAGGTCGAGGCATAACTGGCTGTACAATATCTATTTGCACAGGCTTAGTTATAATCTCTACTTCTCTTGGAGGTTGTTGTAAAAAGCTACAACCACTAAGGGCTAGGATTGCTAATGCGCTTACTGACTTCTTCAATAGCATCAAATACCTCCTTTGTTCTTTCATTTGCTCGAGTTTCTATTTGTCCAGGTCTTGCACTCGCTATCTTTGCAAGGTTGTGTCTACGAAAAATATCTAAGTATTCAGACATTTCAGCTTCATACTGCTGATTTTGTTTCTGAAGTACTGCAGTTGCTTGTGCTGTCTTTTCTGCATTTGCTGTAATTGCGGCTATTGTAGCCTTTTGCTCTTGATCCCGCAGGTCTTGTGCAAGTATTACTGCGGTTTGTTCTTCTAATTTATTTTTCATAGGTACTACAGCGGTTTGGTAGTAAAGGTAACCCCCTACTGCCATTGCCGCCATAATTCCCATTAAAATTTTAGACATTCTCTAACCTAGTCATTAATCTTTCAGCTCGGTTACCTACTTGACGATACCACTTAGAGTCTCTCCCTTCAACTGCGGCTGTTGACCAATCGCATTTGTCGAGAGCTTTTTTCATGTTTCTAAATCCAGTAAGTCGAGGACGTCCAAGATTAAACATCATATTGACGAGTATCTCTTGGACTTCCCCTGGGTAGTCGTTCCAATCAGAGTAAAGAACTTTGCACTCATCAATAGAAATATCTAAGTCGTTTTGAAACGCTTCGGTTACTCTTTCGGGTTCGACAGAATGCCCAACGGCAAACCCGTTCTCGGGATCATCATCTAAGATGAGGTGTCCTATTCCAAAAGTTGGATAACCTAAGTGATCTAAGTATACTTCGTATACTACTCCTTCATCAATCTCTAGTTGTTTTTGTACTTGTTCTCTATCCATTTGTCACTCCTATAGTGTGTAATTTATACTGGCGAAGTATATTACGGTCATTGGCATAAGAACTGCCATTATTGCGGCTGTCGTGTTACAAAAGTAGCACACAGTCTTGTTGTCTCGAAGGCGTTGCATTCAAGTTCTCCTTAATTAGCCTAATGCTGGCTCTTGTCTATTTAATATCTACGTATTTGGGTAGGGCTTCAGCAGGAATACGTTCTTCCATTGAGATACATAGTAGGCCTCTTGCCATATATGCTTCTCTTAGTTCGATGTATTCTCCGACCTGAAAAGTTCTGGTAAAACATTTACCGCTCAATCCTTTGTGCAAGTACACTTCTTCATCTTTGGTCGTTTGCTTTCGCATCCCTTTAATAGTCAAGGTATTTTGATGCAGGCTGATCTCTAGATCATTTTTATCCCATCCTGGTACTGCAAGCTCTATTAAGTAGCCTGTGTCTCCAGTCTTTATTACATTATAACGAGGATAGCCGTTGTCAATATTGTTGTTAAGGAACTGTTCGTGCATTCGGTCAAACCCTAAGAAAAACTTAGGCATATCTGCCATTGATAACTGTTGTGTAGTCATTTTATTACTCCTTTGCGTCCTTTCGGCACGCACTTTGTCTCCTCTCGGTAGACGTTAATTCAACCACTTTAATTTAGGCGGGTTGTTAGCCTATCATATTCTTTACCTTGGGTTCAAACTCTTTCCAACCACCTATCTGTACTCCGTCAACTATGATCTGAGGTACTGTAGTGGCTTGAGGAAAGATAGTTCTGAACTCAAGTTTTGTGTAGTCTTGATCTAGTTTTAGAACTACATGAGTAAATTCTTTATCTACTAGACATAAATTAGTACAAGCGTCTTCCGCTTTTTTACAATATACACAATTTTCTCTACTATATACTACTACTTTCTTCATACTGCGACCTTTCTGCGCACAAGTTCATTGCGAATAGCTTGCATACGCTTAGGTGTAGTACCGCTTTCGAGAGCACTTACTAGCTCTTCTGTCTTGGTTGCGTGCATGAAGTAATGTACTGTTTTGTACTTCTTAGCTTCGCGATTTACTAATACTTTTGTTGATTCTTTAAATTTAGCTGGCATTTTCTTGTTCCTTTTTATATTCGAGTTTGAGTTGTTTAAATACTTTGTCTGCTACAGATCTATTCTTTGTCAATAGATACAGGTTGTTTGCATCTTCGACTTTAAATATTTGTACCAAATCTTTGTCACGTTCTATAGTTAGTTTAAGTTCGTTCTTCATCTACTTCCAACATTCCATGGTCTACGAGGTGTTCGATTGTAGTTTCGATACCTTCCTGCTTTCCGAGGGCATGGCAAGTAAGACCACAGCCTATTAAGCAAAATACAAATATGGCTCCTTCTAACATAAATTCTCCGTTTCTTTGGATTGGTTTCTCTACTTTTGAATGACTATTATACGCATATATAGGTAATAAGTCAAGAACTATCCTTACAATCCCCAAATATTTTTCTATTCTTTATGTGTGAATTATACTGAAAAACATGATAAATGTCAAGAATAATTTTTGGCTACCCTAAAAAAATTTCTTGACAAAGTTCTTGCATTCGGATATAATACTTGCATGAAAAAATATAAGAGAAAGCCTTGGACAGATACGGAACGCAAAACCCTTGCGAAGTATTATTATCATGCTTGCATAGATGAAGTTTGTAATATGCTACCCGAAAGAACTGAACAGGCTATTCGTAATCAAGTATCTTACTTACGTAAGAGAGGATATAGGTTTCAATAATGACATTAGTAGAATGGACAATTGTTTTTGCTTTACTGGCGTTCTGGGTCTATATAGATAAAGAGGATAATGGATGAATGTCAAAGTACGTAATGGAAATGTTGAGCAAGCGTTACGAATTTTTAAAAGAAAAATTAATGATAGCAATAAACTTTTCGACTACAAAGAAAAAGAACACTATGAAAAACCCACCACAAAAAGACAAAAGAAAAAAGCAGCCGCAGTCGCAAGAGAAAGAAAAAGACAAGAAAAGTTGGCAAAGAACCCTTTTTCCTTAAAATAAGTCTTGACAAAATGCCGGAAAGGGCGTATAATATTATATATTAACTGGAGGATTTATGATAAATGTACAAACAGAAGGCAAAAACTTACCTGAATACGATACATTCATTGACGAATGCATCATGGCACTTTTTCCTGAAGATGCCAAGTATGATCTATACATTGAATTTAAGAAGTACATTGACAAGGATGGTAGTCACGCTGGTTTTTGCATGGGTGACGACATTGAATCCTCCATCAGCATCGCTACGCATTGGATGTATGAAGATGCAGAAGAGGTGGCATACGAGCCACACGAGATTGCTAGCAACATTGCACACGAACTGGTACACGCCAAGCAATTCTATAAAGGTCAAATCAATATGATTGACCATGTGTGGAAACATAATCAAGAAACAATTAACTGTGAGGGGCTTGAGTACGCTGAGACCCCGTGGGAAGTTGAAGCATATACCTACGAGGACATACTCACAGATTTACTATGGGAGAATGTATAATGTTAGAGACACTATTTGGAGTATTTATACTTATTGGATTTGCTGTCTGCTTATCAGGAGCTTTTCTAATTGTACAAGATAGAGAACAGGCTTACTGGGCTGAGAAAGACGCTCGGGAGTTGTATGAAAAAATGCAGGAGAACGTGAATGACTCCACAAGAAATAGTTGACCACAAGCGTAAGTGGATCATGGCAAACTACTTTGAAAGCCATACTCATACTGATCTTCGGTCAGAGGTTTATTCGTGGTGCAAAGAGCACTGCTTTCAGTGGAGATTTGATATTAAGAACTTTACAGATATCTATGGAGATACTGTAAGATTTGAATTAAAAGAAGATTTTGATGGTTTTAACGAATGGTACGAGGAACAGTGGAATGAAGAAAATTTGGACAATATGGAAACACGCTCTCGGATCGTTTGACGAAGAAGATGGGTATGACGCACAGAATGAGAATAGAATTTCTATGATTCGTACTTTTATAGTAGTCTCGAACCTAGTATGTGTATATATGATAATGATTAATATTATAAGGACTTGGTAATGAAAGAATTAGTAAATATGTATAGAATAGTGATGGATATGAGATTTAATCCATTAAGATTTATTCCTGACGTAGTATTGCAAACGTACTTATTACTTGCACTGTTTGTAATGTGGTGTGGTTTCTTTGGACTTCTCGCAATTTACTACTTTGGATGGCTTGGATACAGTATTCCTTTGTCGATTGGTTTGCACTTAGCAATACTTATACCGATTGCAGTTACAAATGCTGTATTTATTGATGCAGAGAAAAAGAGATGAAAACTATATTTAGAACCAGAATGGCCTTAAAAAAAGTAAGAAAGAAAATATGGAGAGTGTGGGCAAAGAGCCTCGGAGAGAAGGTTGGAGAAACTGATGCACAGGCAGATACTGTTGCTTTGATACGTACTTTCTGGTGGATTGTTCACATTGTGACTTGCTTTATGATTATAATACACAACGCTACGAAGCTAGGATGGTTGTGAGAAGCCTTGCAGATAGGGTTAAATCCCTACAAAGAGCAAGAGATAATGCAAAGTCAGAGGAATTTAAAGAGTTATGGAACACCAAACTAAAAGAACTACTCGTAGAGTCAAGTCGCCATGCATCGGCACGTGTCTTTACGACCCCGTAGAGAATTACTGTATTGGATGTTATCGCACACCCGCAGAGATTACGAACTGGATGAGCATGACGGAAGATGAAAAATACAAGGCAATTAAAAGGATAGGAGAAAAACATGATGTCAAAAGGTGATAGAGACCGCACTGCGGATAGAGTAGCATATGAAAACAACTGGAATAAAATCTTTGGTCGATAAAGAGAAGAACGAAGCTCAGCTAGCGCACGAAAAGAAAGTTTTTGGTTCTTTTGAAGTACTTACACCTGCAAAACAAAGAGCACTTGAGATACTGAACGAAAAGTATACACTTACACTCGGCTTGTTAGATGATGTACCTAACTTTAAAAGTTTCTTGACAAAAGACTGATTTAGAAGTATAATATACACATAAATCGGAAAAAGGAAAAGCAATGAAAATATCAAACTTTGAAATGGTGGGTGACTTTATGGAGGCTTTCGGTCAAGAAGTACTCTATATGCCAAAGATGCCCGATACTAACCTCGCGGCACTACGCCTCGATCTAATTAACGAAGAAGTACAGGAGTTACGAGATGGACTTGGTAAAAAAGTATGCTCGAGATTGCAGATGCACTTACAGACATTCTTTATGTTGTGTACGGAGCAGGTCATGCTTTTGGCATTGATCTTGACGAGTGTTTTAACGAAGTACATCGCAGCAATATGACAAAGCTCGGAGAAGATGGACGACCTCTCTACAGAGATGATGGCAAGGTCATGAAAGGACCGAACTACGAAGATCCTAACCTGGAGCAGTTTTTAGTATGAAAAATGAAAGATTAACAGCACTTATCTGTTGTGCCGTCTGCCTCTTTGCAGGATCAATGATCGGGGCTACAGCAGTACAAAAATCATGGAGATTGGATGCGGCACAGACTGAATGTGCTCGTTTCAATCCGCAACAAGGTCACTTCGAGTGGCTAGAGAGGAACTAGAAATGATACATAAACAATTTGAAACTGTAAATGATAATCACGAATTTACAATCTGTGACAACGGTTTTACCCTCCGAGTGGGTGGTAAAGATTTGCAAGATAACTGGATTACCAAAACTTATGTTTACACTACTATTGGTGAACTGTTTGATGGTATTCGAGAGCTTACAACTATAACAGTTGAATAGCGAGGGAGAAAATAATGCTAGTACATAAACATCTAATTATTCGTGCAGAAGTAGAAGAACCACCGAAACTTCCAGCATTTGTAGTCGAGTGGCTACGTCAAACAGTCGAAGCGATTGGTATGAAAATACTGTCAGGTCCGCACTCTGAATATGTCGAAGTTGAAGGAAATGAAGGAGCTACGGGTGTAGTGATTATCGAAACGAGTCATCTTGCGATACACGTTTGGGATCGACAAGACCCACCACTGCTACAGTTAGATGTTTATACTTGCGGTGCTTTTGATCCACAGATTATCTTCGATCGACTACAAGAATTTAAGCCTGTCAAGATTGAACATAAGTATCTTGATAGAGAACATAACCTTACGGAATTGCAGATATAATGCAATGGCCTCGCAGAGCTTGGGAGAATAATATTATGCTAGACAAGTATAACAGTTGGGCTCACCTTATGTGGGTTGACAACTGTAATGANAGAGATGANTGGGGTATGCAACGTCTNTCGAAAGAAGAATATCTACAACAGAACAAGGATTTCCTCGAGAANGAGTTTTGTCTTTACCTTTACGGAGAACNAAAGAAGGAAGGTATGTACTATGACTGGTTGGACGCATCGTGAGAGAACTATGGTGGGTAAGCGGAGCAATGACTCTTGCACTTGTAGTTCTGTACTTTGGAGCTTTGAAAGATATAAAGCCGAAGAGTTGCATAGAAGATAAGTCCTATACTGCTTATGAGAAGTGTGGTCGTGATAGGCTTCGCATCTCTGGTAACAAGAAGTTGAAAGGAGAGCGAGTTGTAGTAAAAAGAGCAAAAGTAGAGGAGAAGCCTGACCTTTTCAAGATGGTAAGACAAACGTGGCAAGGATGTGGTGCATGTCATGGACAGAAAGGAGAGGGAGGTGTAGGACCAAAACTCGCTGGACAAACAGCAGATTACATCGCTACTGCACTTACGCAGTATAAAAACAAGCAGAAGCGTGGTCGAAAGAGCCAGATGATGTACGGTCAAGCGAGCGCACTCAGCAATCGTCAGATTGATATGATTGCTGAACTTGTAGAAACAGAACTAAAATGAAGGTCGGAAAAATAAATTATGAATGTTAGCTTCATTTTTCGACTTTTTCAACTCAATAATAACGATGCACCTAAGCAAAAATTTACCCTTTACAGATTTGAAAAAGTGTGATAAAATATATCTAAAATTGATAGACACTAAGATCAACAACGATTCTTCATAACTAACTGCTAGTGAGGGACATAGTGATATTTATGCGATTGGAGTGCTCTCGGAATAAAAGGAGAGAGCATCTTCGAACCCATAAGATTATTACGTTGTTGTCTCAAACTAGCAATAACCCCACTCAAACGCACATCAATCAAATGATTATCTGATCAATTACTAATGACCACGATAATTTACTAACGTCAAACAGGTCGCAATGACCTGAAACATCTTGACTAAAAATTCCACAACATTTTCCATACTCTGAAGCAATTTCGCCCAACCCACGATCATTCAAAACCGTATTCCTTTTCCACAATTTGTCCTAGATTCCTCTTCCCTCCGTCCTGTTTATCCTAGTTATAAAAAAGCCCTACCCTGTCTTAGCGGTAAGGCTGTTTGCATGCA